CATCAAGTTCAAATTACAGGCGAAGGCTGATGAAACTGATTACGGAAGAAATCGAACAGGTAGAATTTATCGTTGAAAATCGCAACGGTAAAAAATCTCTTTATATTGAAGGGGTTTTCCTACAAGGAAACATCAAAAACCGTAATGGTAGAATGTATCCAATGGAAACTCTTCGTAAGGAAGTTTCTCGATACAATGAAAATCACATTCAGTCTGGAAGAGCACTTGGAGAACTGGGTCACCCCGACGGTCCAACCGTTAATTTAGACCGTGTTTCTCATAAAATTGTCTCTTTAAAAGAGAGTGGTTCTAATTATGTTGGTAAAGCTAAAATTCTTGGCACACCAATGGGTAAAATTGCATCCAATCTTTTAGATGAAGGTGTAAAACTCGGTGTTTCTTCTCGTGGTGTTGGATCATTAAAACCAACTCGTGAGGGATTTAGTGTAGTTGGCGAAGATTTCATGCTAGCAACCGCTGCTGATATTGTAGCCGATCCTTCTGCACCTGATGCATTTGTATCTGGAATTATGGAAGGAAAAGAGTGGGTTTGGGACGGGGGAATCCTGCGTGAGAAGTTCGCAGAGAAGACCTATAAGCAAATCAACACACTCGTTACTCAAAAGAAACTTGATGAGCAGAAATTGGATCTATTTAACAATTTCTTATCAAACTTATAAAACTTCTAAATAAATATAGATTTAATTAAGCGTAAATCGGAGAATCCTCAAATGGCTCGTGGTACAAAATTACAAGAAATGGAGCAGTCTAAGACAGCTGTGAATGCTAATGCCTCCCCTGCTCAACCTATGGGTAAAATCAAAGGCGCAGATGTAGAAGACCTTGGAGGTCCTACACCTGAAAATTACAGTCCTACAAATGACTCCGCTAAATTGAAGCCTGCTGGCGGTACGCTTAAGCAAGTCAAAGATGTTGTCAATAAGGGTGCTGGTAAAGCAGATCCTATGGGCAAGTTAAAAGGTGCCATCGGACAATCAGAGGAACAAGAAATGGATGCGGAAGCAACTCTAGAAGAAACTCCTACAGTTACCGACGAGGTAGTTGAAGAGGATGCTGTTGTTGAAGCAGAAGAAACTGTTACTGCTGAGTATGACATGGAAGAAGATGTCAACGCTCTCCTAGGTGGAGAAGAACTCTCTGAAGAATTTAGAGAGAAAGCAAAGACAATCTTTGAAGCAGCAATCAACGCTAAGGTTGGTGCAGTCAAAGAAGAAATTCAAGCAGAATATGACGCTAAGCTTGTTGAAGGTGTTGCTGAAGCCAGAGCAGAACTTTCAGAGCGTGTAGATTCTTATCTTGAGTACGTTGCTGACGAGTGGTTCTCTGAGAATCAGTTAGCTGTAGAAAGCGGACTTAAGACTGAGATGACAGAATCATTCCTTGAAGGAATGAAGAGTCTTTTTGAAGAACATTATGTATCAATCCCTGAAGAAAAATATGATGTCCTCCATAGTATGGTAGAAAAACTTGATGACATGGAAACCAAGCTCAATGAGCAAATTGAAAAGAACATCGGTTTAAACAAGCGTCTCGCAGAGTCGGTTGCTGATGGTATTTTCGAATCAATTTCTGATGGTCTAGCAGCCACTCAGAAAGAGAAGCTCGCTTCACTTGCTGAAAGTGTAGAGTTTGAAAGTGAAACAGAATATCGTGAAAAGTTGGAGACACTCAAGGAATCTTATTTCCCTGCTAAGAGTAAGTCTTCAGCCGCTAAGACAGAAACCCTTTCCGAAGGTGTAGAAGGTGCTCCTGAAGTTCCTCATGGAACGATGGCTGCATATCTAAATACTCTTTCTCGTGTTAGCAAAGCCTGAATTTAATATTAATCAAACAAACTTTACATAGGTAAACAAGCAATGTTTCAATCAGAATCATTGCAGGAAAAGTGGAAGCCGCTTCTAGAGTATGAAGGTCTTGATCCAATCAAAGACAATCATCGGAAAGCTGTAACCGCAGTCCTGCTAGAAAACCAAGAAAAATTCCTTAGGGAAGAACAAGCATTCGGCTCAGGATTGAGCTTGATGGAAACTGTTCCAACTAACCATGCCAACACCGACGGAAACCAAGGCGGTTTTGGTAGTAGTGCAGCTGCACCACAAGCAGGTTTTGACCCCGTTCTAATCTCACTGATTAGACGTTCAATGCCTAACCTTGTTGCATATGACCTTGCTGGTGTTCAGCCAATGTCTGGACCTACAGGTCTTATTTTCGCAATGAGGTCCAAGTACAAGACCATGAGTGGAACAGAAGCTCTGTTCAACGAGGCAGATTCTGCCTTCTCCGGTCAGGACTCCGCAATGACCCAAACCGCAGGGTGGACCAATGCCGTTTCAGGTATGGGTACAACTGCACAGTCTGGTTCAAACCCCGCTGTCCTTAACCCAGTTGGTTCTGCTACTTCTACTGCCTACGACGTAGGTCAGGGGATGGTAACAGGTTCTGCTGAGAACTTGGGCGACGGTGCGAACAACCAGTTCAACCAGATGGCATTCTCTATTGAGAAGGTCACGGTTACTGCTAAGTCTCGTGCGCTAAAAGCTGAGTACTCATTAGAACTCGCACAGGACCTTAAAGCAATTCATGGTCTGAATGCTGAAGCCGAATTGGCTAACATTCTTTCTACTGAAATCCTTGCTGAAATTAACAGGGAAGTCATTAGAACCATTTACAAGGTTGCTGAACAGGGTGCTGTACAAAATACCGCAACTGCCGGTATATTCGACTTAGACATCGACTCCAACGGTCGTTGGTCAGTTGAGAAGTTCAAAGGACTTCTATTCCAGATCGAGCGAGATGCTAACGCAATCGCACAAAGAACTCGTCGCGGGAAGGGCAACATTGTCCTCTGCTCTGCAGACGTTGCTTCCGCCCTTACAATGGCCGGTATTCTGGATTATACTCCTGCACTTAACGCTAATCTTAACGTTGATGACACAGGCAATACATTTGCTGGTGTTCTTCAAGGTAAGTACAGAGTATACATCGACCCATATGCTGCTAACCTGACTTCTGCTAACGCAACTCCAGGCAATCAGTACTATGTCGTTGGTTATAAAGGTTCCTCACCTTATGACGCTGGTTTATTCTACTGTCCTTATGTACCTCTCCAGATGGTACGTGCGGTCGGAGAAAACACCTTCCAGCCAAAAATTGGCTTTAAGACTCGTTACGGTCTTGTTGCTAACCCATTTGCTGAAGGCACTAACGTCGGTAATGGACTCCTTACCGTTAACAACAACCGCTACTACAGACGTGTTGCTGTTAAGAACCTCATGTGATACAGATGGATATATTCCATTCACATTTCAAGAGACCTCTTCGGAGGTCTCTTTTTTTTATGTTCGGTTAACCGTTGACGATTTAAAAACATTATGGTAATATATAAACATGTCCACACCGCATAAGCACCGTGGATAGGATCGTAGAGTAATCGGATCCAACTCAAACACATACGTAAAGAGGTTTTATGACTTACGAACAATTGCCGATAGAAGGTGCTCGCCAAATTCCAGGATTTAATGGAGTTGGAATCATCGATTTAGAGGACTATAATAAAAAAGAGTTGGCACCACCTAAGATAAAGGGAGGTGTTTTTTCGCATGTTGGGGTATTAGACCTTGACGAAGTTGATGAAGAGGATGAAAAATGGTTAAACATAGGCATCCGAGAAGAAGGTAACACAGAAGATAGAATTCAAACTTTCGATAATAAGTTTGAAGTGGAAGGTTTTAAAACAACATATATTCCCCCATTAATGGGAACAAATGAAGATCCCCGTGATGGAAAAGGTAGAATACTTGCTGCCAAACGTCGTGGTGAGAAAAAAATTCCTGCTTACTATTATGTCATTACAGATGACTCCCAAAAAAGTAGAGTTACTGATGGTTTACTTGAAAACCTACGACATGACCCTGCTTTTGGTGCAACAATGGAATCAATCATTGTTGGTTGTCTTTTCCTAATTGCAAGTAATGAACTTAAATTAAGTGAAGCATCAGTTCGGGACTATCTTAATAAGGAGATAGTAATTCAGGATTATTTTGCTAAACATAACATTACTAAAATTGTTAAAGCAGTTTTAGGTCGTGGTAAAAATGGTGGAGATTCTCCTCTCGTTTTAGTGCAAGATAGGAAGAAGTGGGTTGCTTGGTGTGAAAAGGCAGGAGTAGTTATCGACAATAAGAAAATATTTCTTATGTCATGTGATAATGAAACATATCCTTGGAGGGCATGGTGCCAACATATCCTTCCTGCTATTATGGAAAATAATCAACCTGTTGAAATTATTCCATATTCCAATAAGCATATTCCATCAGAAGCGAGGAACAATATTCTGAATTTCAAGAATGAACTTGAATTTTGTTTAGAATCTTCTTATTTGATGGTTTCGAAAGATTATGAACCTATACAACTTCCCGTAAAGAATGCTCCTTACGTATGTTTTAGGACTATTCCACAGATAGTAGGTAAACATAATACTGCTTAT